GTTAGGTCGGTCGTCGCGGAGAGGTCACACCCGCCGATAGCGTAGGTGTTATAGACCTCCTCGGGCTTGAATGTGGCCTCGTTTACTGCATCCTCATAGGAGAGCCACGAGGCCGCGCCGGTCGCCTTGACGTTGAAATCCTTACAGAGAACGCCGGGTAAGTCCTCGGGATTTTTCTTTGCTCGCTCCACGAAGTCGGCGAGCGTGGTATATTGCTTTATCGTCCCGAGGCCGGGATTTGCCTTTATCCATGCCGTCGGGTCTGTCCACTCCTCGCGCTTGTCGAGCTCATAGAGCACGGGGAGGAAACGCTCGTCGGGGGTCTGCCCGTCGGCGACCTCGCAAGCGTAGCCGTAAAGGTTATCGAAAACGGACTCGCGCACCGTGCCGGACGTGGTAATCATAATCACGAGCGGCTGTCGGCGGCTCGAGGTCGATTGCTTCATAACCTCGTAGAGATTGCGGTCGCGTATCGCGTGGAGCTCGTCGATAATGACGGCGTGAGAATTAAGGCCGTCGAGGGTGTTCGAGTCCGAAGCCAGCGCCTCAAACTTGGAGGCCGTCGCCGGGAAATAAATGTCGTTGCGCCGCTTCTTGAGAATGGCGGAGAGCTCGGGGCTCTGCTTCACCATGTTTACGGCCTCGGTGAGCGTCTTTTTCGCTTGGTCTTTCTTGGTCGCTACGGAGTAAATCTCCGCCGCGCCCTCGTAGTCGGCGACGAGCATATAGAGCGCGAGCGCCGCGAGGAGCGTACTCTTGCCGTTCTTTCGACCAACAAGAAAGAGTGTCTCTCGAAAGCGCCGGTATCCCGTCGCCCTCTCGAGCCACCCGAAAAGGAGTTGTATATATGCTTTTTGGAAAAGCTCAAGCGTCAGAGACTCGCCGAGCGTTCCTTGAGACTGCTTGCAAAACCTCTCGACGAATATAATCGGCCTTTCGCCGACGGCCTCGTCGAAGTAATACGGCGAGCTCTCGTCCGCCGCGTCCATTTCCGCCACGAGGCGACCGTACACGGCTTTTACCCGTCGGCTCGTGACGATTTCGCCGGAGGAAATCCGCTCCCAATACTCCCGGACGTAGTTCACTACTTGCCCGACCGGACGGCGGGCTTTGTGATAAAGCTCATAAGCTCGTCACCCGCCGATTTCTTTTCTTTCTCCGGGAGCAACGCGACGAGTTGGTTTGTGAGAGCGGAAAAGGATTTTATCGTCGTGTTGTAGGCACGGAGAGCCGGGGACTCCCGGCGGAGCTTTTGCGCCCCCTGTACGAAATCCTCTATCAAGTCGCCGTTGTTGATTTCGTCGGCGAGGCGTTCCAGCGTGACGGAGGTCACGGCGAATTGATTGATAAGCCCCTCGGCAAACTGCCGCTTTTCGGGAGGCATTTCTCGGAAAAGCCGTTTAATTTTCTTCTTTTTCGCCTCGATTTTTTCAGAAATCGAGAGCTCGTCGTAGCTTTTTTTATTTGCCGCCATATAATGAGTAAACCTCCCTCCGCCCCGGTTTTACCCCCCCCTCATGTGCGCGCCCGGGTCGGTTCTTCCGAGGATTGAGGCGCGGTTACTTACCGGGTATCTATTTCGGCGCACCCCGGGGGGTATGTGGCGCTGTGATAATATTTCCGTCTGCATCGAAAGCGAGGCCGTCGGCAAGCGGCGGCGTTCCCTCGTGTATCAATGCGTGACACGTCCGGCAAACTGTCTCGAGGTTATCCTCGCCGAGCGCGATTGCCGGGTCGTCGATGTTCCTCGGTGTGAGTTCTATCTTGTGATGCACGATAACGCCGGGCTCGCCACAATGGACGCATAGCCCCGCGTCTCGCTTGAGAATATATGCTCGTGTGCGCCTCCATGCCGGAGACTCGTAAAACGCTTTCGCAAACTCTCTCATACTCTCCGCCTCCGAGTGGATAAAGAGAACGCCTCGCGCATAAAGCGCGGGGCGCACGGCGGCGAGGTTTCCCTCGACCTCTCTTTACGCCTCAATGATAGCACGGGGAAAATGCAAGTTTCCATACACCTTTTTTTCAATACATGAGAATAAGCGAGAAAGCGCCTCACATAGACGGCATAGCCCCCGCGCCGAAGTAGAGGAGAGCGAAGCGCACAAGAGCTTTGTTGCGCTGGTCGTATATGGACGTAGGCGAGGCGTAGCATACGGCCTCGGCGATTTCGTCCTTGCTCTTGCGCTCGATGTACCAAAGCCGGAGGATACGAGCGTCGCTCTCGTCCATCTGCGCGAGAACGCCGTCGATTTCCTCGACCTTATCCCGGGTAATCTGGATTTCCCGCATAACCTCGGCGAGCTCGAGGCAGTCCGCGAGCGCGTCGTTTACAGATTTCGCGCCCGTGTACGGCTTGGACATATCCGCCGACGGATATTCCGACGGCGCGCCGTATCGTAAAATGCGCTCCTTTTTCCGCTCGAGATTGCCTAAAGCCGTCTCGAGCAAGCCGCGAGCGCGGAGAGTTTTCTCCGCCGCCTCGAAATAGTTAATCATAGCTCGCCCTCCTCGTGCGTTATCGTGGTTTAGGCGCGTTTCCCTCCGTGGCGGTATTCGCGCCCCTTGTTGTATTCGTGCTTTGCCATGAGAACGGCCTCAACGTCTACGTTCATGTAGGCGAGGTAATCGAGAATACGGATAATCGCGTCGCAAAGCTCAACGGCGACTCCCTCCGGCTTGCAAGTGCCGGTTTTCTCGTCCTTATCGCAAGAGCCCTCGAACTCGCAGACCGCGCCCGGGATGCCGCAACACCCATAGATAGCCGGATTTCCGTTGCGCCACTCCTCGAGCGCCTCCGAGACTTCCGAATGAATGAGCGCGGCGACCTCGGGAAAGCTCCGAGCCGTCTCCCACCATCCATGCGCGACCGCGTTCTCGTGGACTTCCTTTGCAAACTCGTTTACTGTCATTTTCGTTTCCTCCGTTTCGGTTTTATAAATACACCGTCCCGCCGATAGAAGCGGGCGACGATATACTTTCCTCCGTTTACGTCGTTGTGCCATGCGCCAGCATCCGCGAGGAAATAGCCCGGATAGAGCTTTTCATACTCGGCGTTGTTGGTCGTGTCCCGGGCGAGCTCCTCGGCGCGTCTGCCGGAGATACGCCCGTCCCGTGTTTTCGGCTCCGGGTCGATAAGATTTTTCGAGGCGTTCCATGCCCGAGAGTAAAGCGGGCTTTTGACGATGTAGTGACCGAGCCCGGCAAGGCCGCTCTCTGTGAACTGCAAGCGGCGGGAGTTCGCATAGCCGAGCCCCCAAAGGTTTTCGAGCTCGTCTCTATCCATTCCGCCGGATAGCGTGACGTGATGATGATAGCGCCCATTCTTGGAGCCCTTTTCCGTAACGGCTATGTACTTGAGCGGCGGGAGCCCTTGCTTTTTCCGCGCTCTCTGCACCCGGCGGATATAATTCCGTAAAAGGCGTTGCGCCTCCTCCGGGCTTTCCGGCTGGTGCTGATAGGTCAAATGGATTTCGAGGTCGTCCGGCGTAAAGTTCGCATGGAGGAGGCGGACGAGCTTCTCCTCTCTGTGCCGCTGGTTGAGTTTCTTTTGAGCGGCGGAGGTTGGCTTGCTCCGCTTGCCTCTGCTCCGAGCCTGTGTATAGGTCGGGTAGATATATACGTCGAGATACTCGCCGCAATAATAGCGTTTCTCTCGGTAAACTGTTCTCATGTGATACCCTCCGACGAGAGCTCGTCTATGGTCGGTTTGTATAAAGGTATGAGTAATCGCTCGTCTTTTCCGGGACGAGTCCCCGCCGACGTTCTGCAAAGCGTCGGCGGTTTCTCTTTTTCTGTCCTGCATTTTCAGTCCTCCGAGCGGCGGTAAAGTGCTACGAAGTCCGCCACATAGTCGAGGATAATTCGCTTTGCCTCGTAATATATAATAGGTAGGAGCAAGAGCATGAACTCGCCGCCGACGGCCTCGTAGCCGCGCCACGCGAGCGCGTAGCCTCTGCTCTTGATAAAAACGACCGCCGTCACGATAAGCACGGCGAGGAGTTCCGCCGCCGCGAGGCGGCTTTTCTTTTTGCGCCTCATGCGTCCGCCTCCTCGCCCCAGTCGATAGCTTTTCCGCATTGTCCGCAAAAACTGTTGCGATTGCCGTCCTCGTTGTAGAGATATTCTCCGCTTTTACAGTTCTGACAAGCTAAAATGTTCTCGTCGCCGTCGGGGTACGGGCTCGCTTTCATTTGCAGATAGAGGGCTCCTTGTGCCACGTTGCACGCCGCCCGGGTGCGCGGCGTATCCTCGCAACGCTCACGGCGAGTCGCGTCCAGCACCATAAACGCGAGTTCCGGGGTCATTTTCTCGGACGGCTCACGGGAAAACTCTTTTCGCGTCGTGTATTTGCACGGATTTCCACAATTTCGCTTGTTGCACTCGGTATTTTTCTGCGGGTCGCACTCGTATAATTTCGGAAAGTTCATTTTTTCTCCTCCTCGTCCTCCGGGATAGGTGTAAAGCACTCGCAACGGAGGACGCGCTCTTTTTCGTCTGCGTGTATCGGGCTCGGGCAGCGGCTGTCCATGCGTTCTATACACGGGATGCAGTAATCGCCGTCTCTGCCCTTGCGTGGGTCGTGTACCTCTCGAATGTTGTCGCATTTCCGGCAATCGAACTCGTACCGCCATTTCGGGAGGTTTGATTTTCTGCGTCTAACCATTTTCGGCCTCCTTATGGCTTGCTCCCCGGCATTGAGCCGGGGAGCTTTTTAATTCCGAATTTTACAGGTCAAAGCCGGGCGCGAAGCCGAGCGAAGCGTACGCGTGGTAGTAGTCGACTGTGCCGTCGGCGTACACATACACGAAAATGGTGGAGGCGCTCGCAACCGGGGAACGGAGCCACCAAAACCACGTTCCGTCTCCGACGTGCTCTTTCACGCGGTCACGCTCACGCTTGAAAATCTCAAGTTGAAAGCTGTCCGGCTCCTCGTTCCACCAATTACCCGCGCCGAAAACATCGGTCGCGGAGGGTATCCATAGGGTATCGGCGTACTCGTGGCGCTCGCCGTCGATTTCCTCGGACAAAAATCGAGGTACGAACGCCTCCGCGAGCTCGTCCGGGAAAAGCGGGAGAATGTCCTCGATAACGTGTCTCCGCCCCTCACTCTTGAGGTATCCGCCCTTGTTGGTCGGCGTGTCGTTCATGCGCCACTTTTCCGCGAGGCAGTCCTCGAGGACGAAGCGGGCGCGCTTCTCGTTGACGTAGCCGCCGCAAACGGCATTGACGAGCTCGCCGTTTTTGAGCTCGATAGCGAACTTGTCGCGCGGGCGGATAAGCTCGAGGCCGTTCCCGCTCGAAATGGCCTTTTTGAGCTCCGCGGAAGAGATTTCCTTGTTCCTTGTGGTAATGAGTTGCATCGTCTTTTCCTCCGTTCAAAAGATTTTACAGAAATAGTGATTGCCGATAATCATATCGACGCTCTCGTTATAAGGCGCGGTCGAAAAATAGACCGTATCCTCTGAAAGAATGTGCTCCCGCTCCTCTATGGCGGTATGCACCGCGAGATATTGCTCCTTGTCCGGCTCCGCCGAGTAGAGGTACGGAGCGGGGGAGAATTGCCATACGTCGCCGTATTTCTGAAATACGACCTCCTCGACCGTATCCGGGAAATAGTCGGAGAGCATACGGTTTAGAACGACCTCGACGACGGCGACTTGTCCCTCGAAGCTCTCGCCGCGCGCCTCGTGGTAGACGAGGCAAGCGAGGATATAAACGTCCTCGTCGCTGAAATGGAGCTCCGCGTATCTGTTCTCGGGCTCCGGCTCTACCGGCGGCTCCTCGAGCTCCTCCGGCGTTTCCTCCGCCGCCGTGTCCGGCAAGGCCGGAGCCGGTGCTATGTACGTCAGCTTTTGCCGTTCCGCCGCGAGCGGGATTTCCGGCTCGAGCGTCTCCTGTTCCTTGCCCGCCCGGAGCGCGATAACGAGCCCCAGCACGAGGACGAGCGAGAGGAGGATACCGGCTTGCATCCGGCGGCGCTGTCTGCGACGTTTCCGCCGCTCCTGCCTCGTCATGGTCTGCCGCCCTCCGGCGTATCCTCGGCGAGCACGATATACTCGCACTCCCGGGCGATTGCCGTCCACCGAACGCCCCACTTGCGGGCGGCGGCGTGTACGGCCTCGTATTTGTTCACGCCGTTTACGGTGAGCTCGCCGTATTCCTTATGACGGACGAGGTATAATTTCATCGTCCCGGCAAAGCGCGGGCGGTATCCCGCCGGTGCTGAGTGCTCGTGCTTCATTCTGCTACCCTCCCGTCGATAAGCTGAAAGCTCTCTCGGATAGTCACGGGCTCGCGTCTGCCTACGTCAAACTCGAGGACACAATATCGCCCGGCGGGGTGAACGTAGACGACCGTCCCGGGGATTGCTTTCGGCTTGCCGTCCTTACCCGGAACGTCGAACGTCGCGGGCTTTACCGTGATGCGGTCGCCGAGCTTAATCATTCGACGACCTCCGGCGTGTCTGCCGCCTCCGTGGGCTTGTCCGTCGCCGGAGCCTTATCGCTCGCCGCGCGGAGGAAAGCGGCTCGGAGCATATTCACGAGGGGAGAGGCCGTCGCCGGAGCCGCTTCTTTCGGCCTGTCCGGGTCTGCCCGCTCGACGAAATTACTCAAGATAGCCGCCGAGACGACCTCGCCGACGAAGCCGCCGACCTCGTTATCGGTGAGAGTCTGCGTCCGAGTGCGGACGGCGAAAGCGCCGGTCTTGAAATCAAAGACGACATACGCCCGAGCGCCCTCCGGCGGCTCGATTTTGACCGCCGCCGCGTCTGCGATAACCTCCTCGGGGCTCGGCACGGTATAACCGGCCTTTTTCAGAATGTCCAGTTGCGCCGCGTCGAGGGCGAACGCCTCGCCGCCGAGCTTCTTAGAATAGAGCTTTTTCATTTGTGCTACCTCCTCGTCTTTTTCTCCGGCGCTCTCATTCCTCCGATTTTCGGACACCACGCCGGAATATACGGATTAAATCTTTCGATGCCGACTATATAGCCCCGGCAAGCGCCGGGCGCAAAGCACCGATACGCGAGGGTATCCTTTATCCACGGCTCCGCTACGACGTGCTCGCACCCCTCGCAAGTGCGGGTAAAGTCAGCGCCTACCATTCCTCGTCCTCCTCTAATAAGAGGTCGTCGAACTCCATTTGTCCGGGGAGCACCCCGTCCTCCATCCACCAATGGAAAATGTCGCGGCCTGTCGTTCCCGCTCTCCATGTGCCTTGCATTTTCCCTCGGCGTTTCCGCTCCTCGAGCATCTTGTCGAAAGCGCGGATATATGCGTCTTGGTATTTCGGATAGCGGCGAAACTCCTTTTGTCTGCCTTGTGTTCCCGCCATAGGACACCCGACGCACCCGACACGGGAAAAGCCGCACTCGTAAAGCGGATTGACCGGGATTTTTTCGGACTCGATATAGTCCCATACGTCCGCGTCCGACCAATCAATAATAGGATTGCATACGGCTTTGTGCTGTCTCATGCACGTTTCAAAGAGCCGTCGCCGGTCGTCGTTGTCGTTGTTGAGAATGACTCTTTTCTCCGGGTTAGAGTGTCCGTTCTCGAAAATGCCCCGGTTTTTCTTTCTCGCGGCGCTTTCAGCCCAACGAACGCCCGTCGTTATGTAACGGCCTTGACCGCCGCGCTCCTTGAGAATGGAGCAACAATAGCGGACGAGCCGCGTCGGAGGCATGAGCTTTTGCGGAATGAGGCTCCACATAGTCACCCGCTCGCCCTTGTAGTGCGGATAATTGACCGTGCATTTTACGCCTTTCTCCTCGAGCCGCTTAAACTCGCGGCGGATGAAATAGACCGTCTCCGGCGCGTCTACGGTCGTGTGATTGTGCATAACCTCGAAGTCAATACCGGCCTTTTCTGCGAGCGCCACGCAAACGGAGCTATCTTTTCCGCCGCTGGTCGTCACAATGAGCGGAGCCTTGTAAAAGCGTTCGGACGTGTCCGCCGCCTCGCGGAGCCGCATAATGGCCTTTTGCTCTAAATCCATGTCCATTTATAGCGCCTCCTCTTTCGCCCACGCATAGAGAACTTCCGTGCAAAAGTTTAACGGCGAGTTTTTGCAGTATTCCGCCGCCGGACACTCCGAGCAAGCTCTCTTTCGGATTTCCTCGATAACCTTTTCCGGCTCTATGGAGATAAGCCATTTCTCGAGATTGTTCATTCCTCTACCTCCGCCGCCGGGAGGCCGAGCCACCAAAGCGGGCTATCCCGCTCCGGGCGGCGGCAATCGTCACAATCCGCCGCCGAGCACGAGGAGCAATAAAGCCGGTGAAAAGCCTCGTCCCACGGCGTTTCGATTGCCGGGATAGAGCCGAGGAACGCCGCGAGCGACTCCGGGCTCGCCGTGATACTCTGAAAGTTGTCCATGCTCACGCCTCCAAAGCCCGCAGTATTTCGCGGAGGTCTGCGTCGAGCTCTCTCCAAAACTGCGCGTTGTCGGCGGCGTGGATATATTTCGGGGAGCCGTCCTCTTTCTTTTCCTCCGCGAGCTTTTCCCATGTCGCCGCCTCACCCTCGCGGGTCTTGGTCGTCATAAGGATGTAGAGTGAGAGCTTGGAGCATTGTTCCGCCGTGAGTGTCTTTTCATTCATGGTATGAGTAACCTCCTTTTCTTCATTGAGCCGCTTTCCGACGGCCTCTATTTCGGTACGACCGATTGACGCGAGCCTCCGCTACCGCCGCGCTATACCCTTGCCGAAAGCGAGAGTCCGTTTCGCCGGTCTTGCCCCGCTCGAGCTCGCGGTAAATGGTCGCTCGACACTTGCCGACGCGCTTTGCGATTTCGTCCGGCTTTGCACCCTCGGCGTACATAGCCTCGATAATCCGCCGCTCCTCGAGCTTCAAACACTCGTATTTCATTGTCTCGCCTCCGTTTCTGCATAAAAAAATAAGTGCGTCGGAGCTTAGTAGCTCTTTCGCACTTAATGATAAACGGCACATCCGCAAATGTCAAGTAAATTGTGCGAAAAAGATAGAATAATTTTTTGAGGGCTCATGCGGCGCGGTCAAAAGCGAGCTCGAACGCTTGCGCCGAGGACATAAAGCCGAGTATTTCTCGCGGGTAGTTGTTGAGCCACGTCTCGACGCGCTTCACTTCCGCCGCCGTTACCTTGTCGAAGTCCGTCCCTTTCGGGAACTGCCGCCGTATCATGCGGTTAATATTCTCATTCGTGCCGCGCTCACAAGAGCTATACGCATGGCAGTAATAGACCGTCGTCCGCTTTGAGTCCTTGCGCCGGGCGCTCCGCTCGATGCCGTCAGCATCCGCGAACTCGGAGCCGTTGTCTACGGTTATCGTTTTGAATATCCGATAGAACGCCGCACCATAAAGGCGCTCGAGGCGGTCTAATGCCGCGACGACCGTCTCGGCGCGTCCGTCCTTGATGCGGATAATGATTTCCCGCCGCGTGACGCGCTCGGAGAGGACGAGGAGGCGAGCTTTCGTCCGCTTCTTTCCGACGACGGTATCCATTTCCCAATG